TGTCCATTCTCATCACGTGCACGTACAATCTCAAGATCATCTGACTTCACTGCCTTTGCTTTAGGTGTTACTTTCTTAACTACCTTTTTAACTGCAGCTTTAGCTTTAGTAGCTAAACCCATCTCAGCTTCTTGACAGATAGCATTTACGTTAGGGTCTTTACTTTGTACGTTACCGTAGTTGTCTTCACCTGCAGATTGATTACCCATAGAGTCCCACACGTAGCCGTGCTCGTCTACACGATAACCTTTAGCTTCAAGTGCGTCTTTATATTTATGGTAATACTTCTGTGTCATTATGAACTCGTCTTCATTGGGCGCTCAGCTGGGTTAGATGCACCACAGTAGCCGCCTTTGTTGTAACCCTTCTTAGCAGTCATACCGCCTTTGGACATACCCATAGACATATAGTCTTTTTTCTTTTTAGCAGCCATACCACCATAAGCCATACCACTGGCTTTCTTAGCGCACTTACCTGCTGCAGTACACTGCGCTGGGGTAGGACACCCTTTACACGGTTTAAACTTCATAGCTATGTTCTCTCTCTTCCTGATGCTGTTGTTGACCAATTAACTTTAGATGGTCCTGTCTTTTTCTGTGCCTCTTTTTTGGATATTTTTGAGGCAACTTTCTTCGGCCTACACGCTGGGTACGGTCTACTTGAGTCACTGGCTGAACTACGCCCACATTCTTTACCTGTCTTAACGTCTGTCCATTCTTCACCAAACCACTTACCTAAGCCTCCTTGAGAAAAACTCCTACGCTGACTTTGTAATACGTGTTGGCTATTACGTGACCTTGTTCTTGGTTGTGCCACTGTACTTGCCTCCACGCTTCTTGTACTCTTTGGTTAACCACGCTGATGCATATGCGCTGGGCCACACATCAAACTTCTTTTTAGCTTCTGCCTTTACTTGAGAGTATAACTTTTTGTTAGTTGGTGTTGGTGATTTACTCATATTACGAACTCGTTCCTACTTCAAAACAGGCAGGTACAGCATACATACCTTTTTGTAACATACCTACAGCTACAGCTTCTGCTTCTTCTAAACAAGACTTCTCACTGTAGAACGCTTCTGGTTTAGCTATCACTTGACACGATAACGCAGAAGGATCAAGACATATAAGCATTATTGCAACCCACATATCACCAAGCCTTACAAGACCAGTAACGTGCAGTAAACTTATCCGTTGCTGTATCACAATTATGTCTAGCTCTGAAGCTAGCACGACGACCTGGTTGATCTTTCTTGATAGACATATTAGGATCACCGAAGCGTACAATCTTTACTTGGTCACCCTTCTTAGCTAGAACAGCTGACTTTTTAGCTTCACCAGGGGTGCGCTTAGGTTTATTGTACCCAGGGAAAGTCTCACCACGATACTTGAGCTTTCCGCTAGGTAAACGTTCTACGTCTTTAGTTGTAGCCATTCATCCGATCTTTCAGTGTTTTGCGTCTAAAGGGTGCTGTAATGAATCTATATATAGCCTTAGCCATCTGAGTAGGAGTAGGAAGTATCCAACCTAGTATAAGTACAAGTATTACCCACGGAGGTATATTCGTATTTATTATATCTAAGTTTTCCACTTTACCTGTTTCTACTTCTTTTGTTACTACGTCACGCCCAGCGCTAGTTTTATTTTCTACAGATAATACAGACTGTCTGTTCTCTTTGCCTATCTGAGCGTTTGAGTTTACTGTTGGACCTCCAGACCCACCAAGAAGACCTAGAGTACTCAAACCACAACCAGATAAGAAAAGAGCTAAGACTACCCATCTCACAATGTACTATCCCATCATCAATTCAAAATGTGGGGCATCTATGAAGGGACGACGACCTTGTGATCTACGTAGGTCAATGTAAGCGTTCATTGCATCCTCAGCTGTATCATCGTAGTAACGAATGTCACCCTCTGACCAAGCTGCACCCCATTTGATAGGCACCTCTAGTTCTTCTGCTGCTTGAGCCATAGCGTCACAGATATTATCGTAAACATTGAGTTCCCAACTTACATTAGAACCAAAGTACGCTACAAGGTCTACAGCGTGGCTATAACCGTCACCCTGGATCAAGTGCTTACTTTTCATAGTCTGGCTACGGCCTGACTCGTATAACTCTTTCTGTTCAGCTAAAGTTCTGACTCCATACGTCACACCGAAGTCTACATCAGTAAGCTCAATAGCTCGTTTAACTACAGCTACCATATCTGGATGTACACCATCTAGTTTATCTAACGAGCGCTGGGAAAGTCTAAATGCCATCAGTTATTACTCACAAGTATAGGTTGCATCAGATACACAGATAGTGGTGTTGTTTACCACCTCTGGGTTCACTACTTCAGGGTTAACTATAGTAACTTCAGCAATGCCTGCCATAGTATCATTAGTGTGCGTAGCTACAGTAGTGTCATTATTAGAGCTATTGATAGCTACCTCTTTATTGTTGTTACTATTATTAATAGCTATATCTTTTTGTACTTCAGCAGCATAAACTGTAGCACCAATTTGACCTACACCAATAAGTGTATTACCTAGTGCTGGCATAATAGTCTTAGCTAAGTCTACAGCACGGTCACCACCTGTACGTGGGGGTGCGGCATTGTATTGACCATTCTGTTGCATAAGTAAGGCAGCAGCTACTACCCCACTCTCACCTTGTTTAGCTATCTCAGAAATAGCCTCAAGCCGTTTCTGTTCAGCGTGAGACTTACTCCACTGATAATCTGTGTTCATAGCTACATCGTTCTTAGATGAACAAGCTGCTAATAAGACAGCAACAGGTATTACTAATAAGTATTTCATTACCCCATAAGTCCTCTTACATTTGTATTTATACCACCATACTGACTAGGAGCCATCCCTGCTTTACGCTTAGGTTTAGATACTAAGGTGTTAGTAGGTATATTCTCTTCTGGGTCTACCTCTGGTTTTGGAGGCTTAGGAACGAAAGGTTGACGTATAGGATCAACAATCATCTGCGGCCCTCTGTTCGGTAAAGCAGGAATACCACCCTGACCACCTATGCCTTGACCAGAATGCTTTGCACCTGTAGTATCTGCAGGTTTGAAATCTACAAGCGGTCTTCCACCACCGCCTGTCATTTTTACAAAATCCTCATAGTCAGTAGTACTTTTTCGATCTGGTACTTTTAAAATCTTCTCTTCTGGGTCTACTTCAGGCTTTACAGGTTTAGGAACAAAAGGCTGACGTATAGGGTCAACAACCATATTAGTATTAGTAGATGTAGGTACTGAAGGAGTAAAGCTTTCTGGAATCTTTTCTTCAGGGTCAACTTCAGGCTTAGGGGGTGGAGCAAGAATCTGAGGTGGTGCAGGTTGCAGTATTTCTTGCCGTTGCTGCAAGCTGTTTAAGGTCTTTATCCTTTGCTCTTCTTCCAATCGCCTCTGTACTTGCTCCCCATAAAATGGTATTTGCTGTTGTAATTGTTGTTGCTGTTGTTGTACCTGCGAATACTGATTGGCTTGATTATTAAGACTTTGTAGCCTTTGTAAATCTGGAGCATATGTATTGTTGACATAGTTTTGTAGTTGTGCACTCAGATTTTGTATCTGTTGCATTAAACTAAGATAATTCTGATCAGAGTTTAGACGATTAAAGTAACTATTACTTGCTGTTCTATATAAATCTACAGGAGTTGGTGCTCTAACAGCAGGGTCAACTTCAGGTCTAGGTGGGGGAGCAGTAGATACAGGAGGGGCTATAGCAACAGAATCTAAGTTTCTAGCATTAGCTACCGTCTGTTGACGCATACCTTGAAAAGCTGTTCTGTCTGGTAGTGCTACCATTACCTCATATCCACTTTACTTGATGTCATTGCTACTTTGTTACCCATAGGCTTACCAGCCATATAAGCTGTAGCACCCATATATGCAGCTACAATACCAGTCTGTGCTATATAGAACAAACCAAATAGATCAGCTAATGCATTAACACGAGAGTCACTTATCAAGCCATCATAAAATAGTACAGCTGTAAAGCCTATCATCATAAGCATAGCTACCCAAGCCATCTTCTTCTGAGACTCAGCTTTCTCTTCACGTAGCTCTATCTCAAGCATACGCTCCTTCATTGCTACTTCTTCTAGTGTGACCTTACCGTCACCGTCTATGTCAAAATCTACTACCATAGCCAGTGATACACCTCGTGAGCTACAGCCAGAGCTACAATACAAAGGATGGCTGTCTTAGGGTTATTCTTAACACAAGTCCAATATTGTTTTACTTTATCAAGTATCTGCATAGTGTCTCTTTCTATCTGGGTCTAACACTTCATTACGATGTAAGTGACCCTCTAAGTACATAGCTCTCTCTACGTGATCCAATGTGTACCACACACCTGTGTCTTGATATATAGCTTGACGTACATAGAAAACGTCTGACTTGGGTATGTGTACTTTCTGTAAGCTACGAGTATCATTAGAGGCTAATGCATCGTAAAACTCTTCGATTACACGATCTGTTGCATATAGTTTTACGTCTTTTTTCATAGTTGTCAAGCATTAATTACTACAAATATAGGAATACTTCCCCTATAGTATAACTATAAGAGTTTAAACTTCCATAGATTGCTTAGGGAATGTTAGGTTAGTTAAACATTATGTAGAGTTTAACTATTGAGTGAGGAGGAGACTAAGAGGGAGTTTAACTCTACCCTAGTTTAACTAACCTTAAGTATAACTATATCATAGTTTAATATTAGTGTCAAGCTATTTCTTTAGTTAAACTACAGTAGTTATACTATATATTAGTTTAAACTCTTCCTATGTCCAAACTTTATAGTTTAACTAAGCCCCCTTACCCCCGTAGTTATGCATAAAATGTAGGTACTTGTCAAGTGATTCTTTGTAGCTGTAGCATAAAAGTGATAATTACGTAGCGTCACTGTAATAGATTGAAACATTCTGTGATATACTTACTAGAAATACAAGGGAATGTGTGGAATTATATAGGAAAACAAGGGAATAGTGTAACTGTTATAATGTAACACCCTTTTGAAAAACCACTTCTGTTGCAGAGTACATATATACGTAACGGTATAGGGGGGTGTGGCCCCTGCCCGCCCGTGTTTAACGTGTGTGTTGCGCGTCCGAGGCGCGAGATGGGGTGCTAAGTTGTTGAAAATAAAGGGTTTTTATAGTGATATGACTTCACAGATTCGCTAAAATAGGCTGATTCACGGGCGCTCACGCATCACGCGCACAGCTCAGCGTTTTATGCACATAACACCCCTATCCCCCCGAACGCATTGCACACAGCACACCCCCCAGCGTTTGCGCATCATACGCATCACGCTCTCGCATCACATCACGTCAGGCGCATCAGGCAGGCACATCACGTTGCGCTATCCGCATCACGCGAGGCAATGTTGCTGATTCGTTCCACCCTGCCGATGTCCAATGTTGCTGATTCGTTCTCATCAAAAAAAGCTATTTTCGGACCGTCCGAAGATAGATACCCTAAAGGGTAAAAAAAGTGTTTGACATAAAACGAATCAGCTGCCAAGTTAAATGCATCGAAACGGCGACAATCGCCCAACAGCAAAAAAGGATTTTCGATATGACAAACGCAGTAGCAAAAACACACATCGACGCAAAAGTAACATACAAAGGCACATCATATACATTCACAGAGGCTTGTGATCACGTTTCACACCTATTTGATCAGCGTGATGACACCGCAGAATTGGTGCTCTTTCAGACCCGTGATATTGGCCTATGGTTGCTACAGCTTCGCTCAGTCTACAAGTCGAACAAGCAATTTGGTGCAGCTATCGCCGCCACACCCCTAAGCAAGCGCTCAGCACAAGACCGCAACGATGCAATGTTCGTCGCTGAGAACTGGGACAAAGTAGCGAAGCTAAACAAAAAAGGTGAACTCAATTCACTTGGTGCCTCAGCGGTCCGTAAGCGGGTCAAAAAAGCGCAGACTGCAGGTAACACATCCAAGGGCAAGCAAGCGGCTAAACCCACAGCGGAAGCGGATGCACCTATCACAGCGGACAGCCTTGCCAAGGCCACAATGAAATTGTTGAACGACAACGGCATCACACTTGCAGACTTCCGCAAGGCATTGACCAAGGCAAGCAAGGCATAATGAACACGGCCCCGCTTAGCGGCGGGGCTTCCCTATCTTCGGATCGTCCGAAAATAAAACTTTAATCCTGAAAGGATCAGTAAAATGAAAGTAGTTTATGTTATTCACGGCTCAGACAATGACGGCACACTAGGCGCATTCAATCGCAAGAGTGATGCACTCGATAACGCAATCGCATATGTAGGTGATAACGCCGTCATAGACGGGGACGATAGCTGTTGGCATTTCAATATTTATGGTGATCGCCGCAATGCATCCATCCAATTGGTCCCGCTCGACGTTGAACTTACAGTTCCTGCATAAACACAGCCGCCCTTCGGGGCGGTTTTCTTTTGTCCCCCTATCTTCGGACCGTCCGAAAATACAACACAAGGATTTTTTGATATGACTAGCAAACAACGCAAAGCGAAACAACGCACTCACACCTTTATGCTCCTGCTCAATATGCTATGCCTGTGCCTGTTCGGCTATGTGCTCGGCTATGCTATGGGTGCGGGGCTGCTGTGATATGGGACGCAGAAAATACCCGCTACGCAAGCGTATACTGATGCGACCTATGAAGTTCTGTTGGCCTCATTATGGTGGGGTTGACAAACATTTTATGGGGTGTCATTCTTATATACATACGAGATCGAAACCGCTATCTTCGGACCGTCCGATGACAGCACAACCCAGAAGGAGAAAATGATATGGGTGAATATGTAATCTTTGCAATCGACAACGATGATGACGTACACACTAACGCTAAGTTCCTACGCTACGTAGATGAGCGTGAGGTGATGGGTAAAACCAAAGGCAAGATGAAGCTATGCATCGGCTCATACAAGGGCAAGCTTGAACGCTCGTACATAATGAGATGGGATGACTTTATGGAACACATCGCTGAGTCTGGCTATGTAGATAAGCAAGAGTCTATCCTGATACTGCGTGATGGGTACTACGGCAAGGTGTACGCCACGCTCAAGTTCAACAATGAGGCAGGGCAGTTCCCTAATGTAGGGTATGATGACTTGTTCTTGGGTGAGTTCAAATCCATCCCTGCAAGTGAGGCACAGTATGAGGAGGCGTGGACATACCGCCCAGACCTTGACACATACTATGTATGCGAGGAGATCACGGAGGAGGTGGCTTAGGCCATCTCTTTCTTCGGACCGTCCGTAAATAGAGGAGTTGACAATATGGACAAGATTAAATTACAAGGTGGCTTCCACTGGAGCGACGAAGAGATTTTGTATTTCTTTGATACGCATTGGGGTGTCACAGTAGAGAAACTGAGTGCGATGTGTGGACGTTCAGTGCCATACGTCAAGCAGCTATTATTAGAGGAGCAATACCAATGAAACGTCACGCTAAATCTGCATACACTATGCTCAAGAATATGGGTGTGCCTATGTACATTCACGAAGGTGAGAGCTATCACTTCCTGATCAGCGCAGAGGAGAACTACGATACAGTATGGGCTGACTATTGGGCTATGTCTGATGGTTCCTATGGTGAGCTAGATGACTTCGGTGTAAACGAAAAGATTAACAAGGTGTTAGATCAGTATGATCTATTCTGTGAATGGCAGAACCCTGGTGCGTTAGGAGTGTATGATGCGTAAGCAACCTATAACACTCGTAAATACTATTGATGGGGAAGTGTGGGAAGCCACACTGTTTGATATACTGCGTGAAATAAATGATGATCGTGGTGAGGAATGGGAACCCTACGATGAAACCGATTGGCTAGAAGGACTGTTGAACTTTACTACTTGGGAGATAAAGAAAGATGCGTAAGAGATACTATGTAAATGTGTATGAGTATAGCCGTGAGTACGGTGGCCCAGAAGAAGGCGGGTGGTACTACGATGCAGGCTATAACGGTTATGTGTGGAACTCATACTTCGATGAGGACGCTGCACTCAATAGAGCAACTGAACTTAGGATGGGTATTGACAAACATCTGAAGGTCAGAGTAGAAGAGCATAGACCTAGGGATTGGCCTGAGGTTAGACCACATTACGAGTGATGGAGAATGTAATGACTGATCAAGAAAAAGAACAGCTAGTACGTGAGAGCTTACGCTTTGTACGTGAGGCTATCAAGGAAGCTATTGACAATGATGACACATCAGGTTTAACTGGTGCTCTATATGTCATCGGCCTACTGGATGGCACAGAAAGATAAAACGATACGAGAGGAGACTTCACAATGTATCAACGTGACTGTAACGCAATCGCTCAATACGCTATGGCATCAGCCGATGGATTGTATGACGTGATAGAGTTCACCCTATGCACAATCAATATGCCACTCTCACGTGTCATACAGCAGCGTGTATCTATTAAAGCGGAGGGCATCCACAGCAAGTGGGTGTCCAGTACCAAGGCGCAAGGCATAGAGTATGCCAAGGCTAACGCCCAGCGCTTGCACGAAAAGATCAACTCTATCGCTCAGCAGTATGGCAAGGACACTATTGACGGTGCTCAAGAGGCTGTCGATTTGTTTGTGTCTATTCCGTCTATCGGTATGGTCAAGGCGGGTTTCATTGCACAGATGTGCGGCTTTGAGGTGGCTTGTCTGGATCGCCACAACATTCGTATGCTCGGACGGTCCGAAGATAGCTTGCTGCTTAACAAGAAGGTCAAGCCTGAGCTACGCCGCCGCAAGATACGTGACTACGTTAAGCTGTGTAGACGCAGAGGTGCCGAGTACTGGTGGAACACGTGGTGTAACTACGTAGCTGACAAGGGTGGTATGAATAAGTCCTTGCCAACTGGTGATGCTGTGTCTAAGTATCACGTCACTGCAATTATGGAGTTAGAACAATGAAGACAGTTAAGATACGTTTAAATACTACGGTTGAATACGAGGTCACACGCCGTGTAGCAGACGATTGTACTGATGATGAGCTTCGTAATATGGCAGATAATTTAGAGCGTGATGATTTGTATGATGAACCTGATGCCAAACAGATATGTTATTATACTGAATGGATTGGTTGGGATGTTGTACCAGAGGAGTTAGAACAATGAGTAACGATGTAGCATACAAGATGATCAACGATGTGATTACACACACTGAGTGCGTAGTAATGATATCGTGGGAGGGTGAGATAGATTACACAGGCCGCAACCCTGATGCGATATGGGAAGCTGCCACTGCGTGTGATGAGGTAGAGCTTGAGCTATGCACCGTGAACCCTGACACACTGGAGCTTACACCTGTAGACTGGGCATACCTAGTGCACGGCAATGCACCTGATGAAACTATCTGTGACTGCTTGCACGGCAAGTGGATTGATAACTGGTGTAACGTTACCGACTTTGGTAGCAAACCTTATGTAATGGAGTTAGAACAATGAAGTATAAGTTTATCATATCATATCCTGACGGACAGTATCATCTGTGGAATGCTATGCCTGACAACGAATGGCAGATCACATTCGAGTACGAAGAGCAGATGCTAAAGTTTATGCAGAGATTACTTCAGGAGGAAAACTAATGCCCCTAATATGTAGAGCAACACGAACAGAACTTGTAGCTGAGATTGCAGGTGCTGTACTAGAGAATATGTACTATGCTAATGTGACTGCACCAGAGGACTTGTACTTTCACGACAAGGTGCACGACTGTGTGATGTACACGGATGATGCACAAGATAGATTCAATACGCTATTCGATATAGTCGAGGAGACTATAGGTAGCTACTTACTTAACGAGGAGATGAGTGATGCCCAGAGTTAGATCGACAGCACAAATGATTAGCTTCTTGGATTGGGAGGGTTATGTACCTGATGATATTCCAGAGGACGAATGGTGGCGTTGGATCAAGGACAACGTTGACGGTGGCGAGTTCAACGACAGCGGTGTAGGTGATTGGGTATGGGAAACAGATGTGGAGTTATTGGAAGATGAGAGTTGATAGACGTACAGATGAATCGGTTTATGTAGAAATAAATGGATGGGTTATTTACTTAGAGGTGTCGGAAGCCACAGGAAATAAACCTTATGTAAGTAAATGGAAGAAAGGGTGTGTCAATGAAACGAGTTGAAGTATACTTTAATCTGCACAAGAAGTTATTCAGTGTGCGTGACTGTAAGACAGGGCGTGTGATTGACCACACTAATCACATTGCTATCGCTAACCCTCAGTTCGTAGTACGTAAGGCAGGACGTGAGCGTGTACTACGTGAGCGTAAGAAGAATGTCCACGCTTTTGTACGTGGTTACATCTTGCCAGAGGATGACGAGGCTTGTGCTCGTAACTACTTCCACGCTGTGTTTCACGGCAAGGAGGTGACGTACAATCCATACAAGTACAGCAGCTTCGTAGTTAAGGACACTGGAGAGCCTATTGACAAAGCAACATTGGCTGTGCTAACTGGTGGTGGTGACCAGAAGGTTACGACAAAGGTGATGCTAGGAGCAGGCTATGAATACATATAAAATATTCATTGACGGTAAGTTCATAGCAACTGTACCTGAAGATCGTATAGATGGTACGCTCAAGAAGTTAAGACATTACAAAGTAGATGTAAGGAGACACAACAATGACTATGCATACACTCGACGAGACAGACGAGGATACCCGCTACCTTTCCGAGGTGATCAACGACAACAAGTATTTGATTACGGCTTGCAGGACTGAGCAGTCAGGCATACGTATGCTTGCATTGCTTGAGACCCTGTTCAACTTCGCTTGGTTTGATCTATCTTCGGACCGTCCGAAGTTAAGACTCGATGAGTATGACTACGATAGGTTCCTTGAGTACAGACACGAACTCATACGTCCTGTACCCAAGGCTGCCTACAAACCTAAACTTATTGTCATAGACGGAGGGCTTGACAAATGATTACTAAACAACTAAACCTGAAGATACTTGATATGTGTGAGAAGATATTGCCTAACACTCGTATGGCTAACAACGCAGAACTCAAGAACTTACTATCTGAAATTCGTACAGCACTAGAGGAGACAAAATAATGTTTGTATGTTTCGCAACTAAACCACTTAACGATGGCACTACTGGCTTCCGCTTTAACTTCGCAGGCATCAAGGGCTTGACCCGCAAGCGCCAATATATCAAACGCTTTGGCGTGACACGTGGTGCTTGTATGACTGCATACCACATAGGTAAGCGCAGCGTGTACATCGAACAGTCTGGCAACAAGCGTGGCTCACGTAAGGTGCGTCACTTTGCAGGCTAAACTAGTGGGGCTTCGGCCCCGCCTTTACTTATACATAGGAGAACAACAATGCCTAACTGGTGTATGAATACAATCACTGTCAGTGGAACCAAAGAGAAGATGGATGCTCTGGTTGCTGCTGCTCAAGAAGATAAACTATTAGAGTTCCTTAACCCTATCGGTGAGTGGGACTACGGCACAGCACTCGAAGAGTGGGGTACTAAGTGGGAGATCAGTGACGCTACTGTAGATGGACCTGAAGAGATTGAAGGTGATTACTTTGCTTACGTGAGCTTTGATAGTGCGTGGGGTCCACCCATCGCAGCCTATCAGAATGGTGAAGCTAATCACGACATCAAAATATCTGCGTCATACTATGAGCCAGGTATGTGCTTCATAGGTCTGTATGATCTAGGCGAAGACAACAGCTACGAAGTAGACTTTACAGATGATGACTGGTCTGATAATGTACCTAGTGATCTAATCTCTGAGTGGAGTTTAGATGATGAGTATGAGAACTGGAAAGAATACCAAGAGGAGTATGAAGATGCCTAACTATGATGATCCACGTTTGTCACCTATCAATGAGGAGCATAATCGTGTAGCTCGTGCTATCGACGATGCTGACTGGGATGGTGAGTTCGATGAGGCTGATGCTTTACGTCAAGAGCTACGCCACATTGATGCACTACGTGACAAGGGGGAACTGTATGTTCCAAATTTTTAAAGACCTACTATTGTACTGCGCCATCGTACTGATGGCGTGGGTTACATTTGGTCTAGGCTTTGGAGTATTTTAATATGACAGAAGAGAGTGGAGAAGAGGATGACCCGACTGATGATGTTACACACTGGGTTGGTAATCTACCTGAGTCGAGTACTGACAGCACTGAGCGTACTGATAAACGTAATCCTCGGAGGACAAAACAATCAGACGTTCAGCGCAAGGAACTACCAGTGGCAAAAGGAAAAGAAACCTAACGTTGTGTACTTCATTGATCTTGTGCTAGGGCAAGGACATTGTGTAGAGTGTTGGGCATACTGGAAAGTGAGGAAAAAATGGTGAAACATAAACAGCTAGACTTGAAGGGTACTAACACCCTGCGTGATGCAATCACTGCATACTTGAATAGCCCTGCCTTTGCTGAACTAAGTGGCCCAACACAGAAGCAGTACGAGACTAGACTGGTTGTAGTTTGTATGACTAAGGTGCAGAAAGGTAAGGTGCTAGGTAACATCAAGCTACGTGACATCAGCCTCAAGCACGTCACTTACGCTTACGACACGTGGCTTAACGAGAGAGGCCCACGTGCAGCTAACTACAACGCTTCGTGCCTGAGTATAGTACTTAACCTAGCTCGTCGGCACGAGGCTCTCTTGTACAATCCTGTGTCCCTGCTGAAGCGTAAGGTTGACAAGCCTCGCAATGTGAAGTGGACGACTGATGATGTGCGCTTGTTCCTAGACACAGCGTACTCACACTGGTGGTCCCGTAGCATAGGTCTAATCGTACATATGTCATACGAGTGGGGCCAACGTATAGGTGATATGCGTCTACTCAAGTGGGACGCTATCGACTTTGAACAGGAACGTGTAGACATCACACAGTCTAAGCGTGGCGCTGAGGTACACCTGCCTATTGATGATGGGCTAATGCCTATGCTCAAACAACAGAAGGAAGACTTCGGGTTCCAACCATACGTAGCACCACACGTCAAGCCTAAGAGTGGTAGCTACAATCCATACTCAGAGACTGACATACATCACTACGTCAATCGCGTTAAGGATGAGGCAGGACTAGACCCTGACTTACAGGCACGTGACTTACGCCGCACAGCTATCACTGAGATGGTGGAAGCAGGCGTTGATCTCGTAGGTATTATGCAGGTGAGTGGACACCAGAACCCTGCCAGTGTTAAGCCTTACCTAGTCAACACACTCAGCGGTGCATCAGCTGCACTAGCTAAACGCAAAGGAATTACTGAATGAATATCAGAGGCTTCCTAGATACACTTAACTTAAAGGATGGAGATTCCCTGCGCTTGGATTGCCCTAGCTGCAGGGGGCGTAACACATTCACGTGCTTCAAGGATGGCGGTGACTATGTGTATAACTGTTTCAAGCTAGACTGTAAGCTCAAGGGTGCGTACTCTACAGATATGACTGTCGAGGAACTCAAGTTGCGTATGGCTCAGCCTAGAAACACTAATGAAAACAAAGAGTTACAGCCCTTAGTTTATCCAGAATATGTAGTGCAGCCTACGTCTGATCACATTTTGTTACATAAGTTTATCGACAAGTATGACCTGCACAACGAGGGCTTGATGTATGACGTGAAGGACAGACGTGCTGTGTTCCCTATCCACTACAACGGTAGACTACTGGATGCTGTGGGACGTGCACTTGATGGTGCTGTACCTAAATGGTATCGCTATTCAGGTCAGGCTGACTTCTTTACTAAGCGGGTGAACCCTGATGCAGATGTAGCTGTAGTAGTTGAGGATGTGATAAGTGCGATAAAAGTGTCACACTTTGCACCCAGCGCAGTAGGGTTTGCCATACTAGGTACATCACTTAATGTTACAATAATGAAACATTTGGGTGAGTTTCGTGAGGTAGTCATAGCGTTAGACAGGGACGCTACACACAAGACCTTGCAATACAAGCGAGAGGTAGAGCTATGGACTGGCCTACCTACAAGAGCATTACTACTTGACGACGACATCAAGTATGGTGTACAAGATGATATAATGAGATTAAAGGAGATGATACATTGATTGAAGTAACATACATAGATCATATGGGTTCAGACATATCTGTAGTTAACGCAGCACGTGTTAGCTTCGGTAAGAAAAGCGAATGGATGCCACGCATACACTACGGTGAGGAGCTAGTGTTGAAACCTAAAGACGCTAAGCTAATCAAGTATCTCGCTAAGCATAAACACAAGTCACCATTCAATCACACGTTTGTTACATTCCACGTCAAGGCACCTATCTTTGTGGCACGTCAGCTTCAGAAACACGAGTATATGCCTTGGAACGAAGTGTCGAGGCGGTACGTGGATAGTGAGCCAGAGTTCTACGTACCTGATGTGTGGCGTGGACGTAGTGCTGATAAGAAGCAAGGCAGTGAAGGTGAAGTAAAGAGTAATGCGAATGTGTTCTACTACAACACAAAAGCTCTAATGCTTTACAACCAACAACTAGATGAAGGTGTAACACCTGAACAAGCACGTATGCATTTACCACAGTCTATGATGACGGAGTGGTACTGGTCAGGTACACTGTTCGCCTTTGCTAAGATGTGTAGCCTACGCTTGAAGTCAGACACACAAGAAGAGACACAGTTAGTAGCACAGAAGGTTGCTTTGACTATGGCTAAGATATATCCTGTATCGTGGGATGCACTAATGGAGTACGAGGAGGAATAGTTTTTGTTAGACTTACATTTTATTTACGGTCTGTTAGTTATGTATGGCCTGGGTGCTATCCTATTGCTGTACATTACAGATGCAGCTGATCCTGATAGACCTAACGCACACATATGGCTAGCCTTGACTTGGCCTTTCATTACAGTAATGACTGTGCTAGAGGACTTAGTACTACGAAGTAGAGGAGACTACGACGATGAGTGAGACAGCGTTACTACGTACCCTGTTAGACAAAGAGTTCTACGACAACCACAAAGGAATACGTTGTCCTGATGAGTTGTTCACTAAAGATATGCGTAAGATCAAGCAAGCCTTAGATCAAGCTATGGATGTTTACGATAAGTCAGTCAGCCCTGCTGAACTGGAGGCGTTGTTCTTTACAGCTAACCGCACTATGACTACAGCTAACAAGGAGACATACAAGCAACTGTTCAAACGCATAGAGAACGAACAGCCTATGCACGAGGAGATTGCTACTGAGGTTATGTCTCGTTTGTTTCAACAGCACGTAGGTGAGAAGGTAGCTAACCTTGGGTTCAAGTATGTGAATGGCGAAGAGAATAACTTGGAGTCACTGCGTACTTTGCTCGACGATTACAAGGATAACTTTACACCCAACCTCAACATCAAGTTCGAGGACATTGAGCTAGACACTGTGCTTGACGGTATTCAGATTGAGAGCCAGTGGAAGATGAACATCCCTAGCCTGCGACAACGTGTTGAGGGTATCAGTGGTGGTCATTTAGTGATGGTGGGCGCACGTCCTAACACAGGTAAGACTACATTCCACGCATCTCTTATCGCTGCACCGAATGGCTTTGCTCATCAGGGTGCTAAGTGTCTTGTGCTTACCAACGAAGAGAAGTATGTACGTGTAGCTGCACGTTATGTACAGGCATCATCAGGTATGAACATCAAGCAGATCGTAGAGAACAAAGCTCTAGCTCTGACACGGTACAATGCAGTCAAGCAGAACGTACAGATGAAGGACAGCACAGGTAAAGATATGAACTGGGTTGAGGCTGTAGTGAAGAGCTACCGTCCTGACATTGTAGTGCTAGATATGGGTGACAAGTTTGCTAACCGTACTGGTGATAAGTCAGACATCTACTTGAAGGATGCAGCTATCCACGCACGTAACATCGCTAAGCTGTACGACTGTGCAGTGATCTGGATGTCACAGCTGAGTGCTGTAGCTGAGGGTGTAGTACAACCTGATATGTCAATGATGGAGGGCAGTAAGACAGGCAAGGCTGCTGAAGCTGATCTGATGATACTGATCTCTAAGAACAGACAAGTCGAGGGCGTTGACTCAGATGAGGACTTGACACGGTACTTAACTATTGCTAAGAACAAACTCGACGGTGGGTGGCACGGACGTATCACCTGTGAGTTAGACGGAGACATAGCGCAGTACAGCGCATAAAGAGGAGAGTAGAGTGAGGACAGTATTAGACGTAGAAAACAATAGCCAGAAGATAGAAGGTAAGACTATACTTGATCCTTGGCAACCTGGTAACATACTTGTACAGGTAGGCACTCTCAATGTAGATAACACAGATGAGATGCACATCTTGAACTTCGATCACACTGAAGCTAAAGACACGACAGGTGGTGCAGCATTCGTGCTACAAGCAGTGCTTGATGAGACTACCTTGTTGATTATGCATAACGCACGTCACGACTTGCCTTGGCTATGGGAGTCAGGCTTCAACTATGATGGCTTGATATACGACACACTGATTGGTGAGTACCTACTACTGCGTGGGGTCAAGCGAGGATTGGGTCTGGGTCATTGTGCTGAGGTGCGTAACTTACCATCGTATAAACTAGACACACTCAAGGAGTACTACAAGAAAGGGTACAACACAGATGAGATACCACTGGCTGAACTGACAGAGTATCTTGTAGGTGACTTGAATGTGACACGTGAATTGTTCTTAGCACAGGAGCACGACTTCTCACAGCCAGAGAGTAAGTCAATGATACGTGTACGTGACATCAGTATGAAGGTATGTATGACTCTGTGTCGTATGTATCAGCGTGGCTTCAAGGTAGATCGTAATGCACTAGAGCAAGTACGTGAAGAGTTCGAGCAAGAGAAGGTTGAACTAGAGACACGCATCAACGCTAAGGTACGTGACCTGATGGGAGACACGCCTATCAATATGTCATCCCCTGAGCAGAAGTCTCAAGTGATCTACAGTAAGAAGCCTAACAACAAGAAGGAATGGGCTGAACTATTTGAGCACGTCAACACAGTCGATGAGTATCGCTCTACTGTCAAGGCTAACTCTACTCACGTGATGAAGACTAAAGCTTACACGTGTCCTACGTGCAACGGCGCTGGGCATACATACAAAGTCAAGAAGGATGGCACCAAGTACGCTAGACCTAACAAGTGCAAGGACTGTGATGCACGTGGCTACAAACTAGAAGAGACCAACCAAGTAGCAGGTCTCAACTTCTTCCCGCCTAACAAGGACTGGGTTAGCGATAGTGGGTTCTCTACATCCAAGGGTAACCTTGATATACTTATCGCTACAGCTAGATCAAAAGGTATGCTAGAGGCTGAGGCTTTCCTAGCTGATCTACGTAGGTTAAACGCTATCACTAGCTACCTGAATAACTTTGTAGGTGGTATCAGTTTGTTCACTAAGCCTGACGATTTGCTGCACGTTGATCTATCACAGACTACTGCAGCTACTGGACGGTTCAGTGGACGTAACCCTAATATGCAGAATATGCCAAGAGGCAACACGTTCCCAATCAAGAAGGTCTTCGTGTCTCGCTTCGATGGTGGCTACGTGATGGAGGCCGACTTTGCCCAGCTTGAATTTAGAACAGCAGCGTTCCTCGCACAGGACGAGACTGCAATGCAAGAGATCGCCACAGGGTTCGACGTGCACAGTTACACGGCGCAAGTTATCACTGATGCTGGTCAACCAACGACACGCCAAGAAGCTAAGGAGCACACCTTCGCACCCCTCTTTGGCGCAACTGGTTATGGAAGACCCAAGGCTGTCGCAGCGTATTATGAACACTTCACAGAGAAGTACAAAGGCGTAGCTAAGTGGCACAAGAAGCTAGCCAAGGAAGCAGTTAACCTATTGAAGATTACTAACGTGAGTGGTAGGCAGTATGCTTTCCCTGACTGTAAGCGTAGAGAGAATGGCAGCGTGACTCATATGACTAACATCAAGAACTATCCAGTGCAGGGCTTTGCTACTGGTGATGTGGTGCCAGTCGTACTGATGGAGATAGAGGAGAGGCTCAAGGGTTTGCAGTCCTGCTTAGTCAATACAGTACACGACTCAGCTGTAATAGATATTCACCCAGACGAGAAGGAGTATGTCATTGCTATGATAAATACATTGAACGATGATCTCAATCGTATCATCGAAGAAGCTTACGGAGTAGAGATGAATGTGCCTCTATTATTAGAAGCAAAAATCGGTCCGAATTGGCTTGACACTAAGGACGTTTAGTGTTATAACTACGACTCTTTGAAACTGTGTAAATGTGAAAGGATACACAATGAGTAACAATCAAATCGCACTGGCTACAGAAGGTAAATCATTGGCAGAGATGATGGGTCTAGCTGAGAACTCAAGTGGTAAGCGTTCAATGCTACCTCGCTTCAGTCAAATCCATTCGCCTGTCAAAGGTGAGATCGAAGTCAACGGCAAGACTATTAAAGTCGATGCTATTCCAGCTGGTGCATACAAGCTTACACAATCAGACGACAAGATCGTGTACGCTACAAACCCGAAGGTTCGCATCTTTGCCCAGCGCCAGCAGTGGACACGTTGGGACTCTCAAGCTAACGAGATGATCAAGACTGTTCTAGTTAACAACTTGAATGGTGACCTGAAGGATAACACTGGTGGCTTCAACGCAGGCCGACCATCAGGCTATGTCGAAGACTTCAAGTCTCTACCTAAAGAGACACAGCAGTTGATGCGTGACACTAAGCGCACCAAGGTAGTCTTCGGTACTGTAGTGATGGAAGGTGCTATGGATGAGCAGGGTAATCCTATTGATGATTCATCTATCACAGCACAAGAGATTCCATTTGTGTTGGACGTGAAGAGCCGTGGTTCTATCAAGGCTGTTGATGATGCACTCAAGAAGATTGAGCGTAAGAATGCACTGCCTTTGCAGTACTACCTTACACTTGGTGCTGATCTACACGAGATGCCTAACGGTAGTGAGTACGCTACATTCACGCTTGACCTTGCAGACAAGCACGAGCTAGACGAGTCAGACAAAGACATCTTGGATAGCTTTATGGATTGGATTGCAGGGATGAATGGTTACATCAATGACCAACACGAAGAGCGTAGCGGTGGCACTATGTCAGCTAAAGCTGAAGCGGTGATCAACGACATCGTGGAAGTCGAGGTTGCAGCAGAATGAACCACACAGCTGAGCTAGCACTACACACATTCCTACAGAAAGCACTTGCAGGTGAGACTATAGTTGATGAAGCTGTGATCGAACAGGTAGGTAAAGACGTAGCGGATGCTGTGCGTAAGCAGTTCAGCGGCGGTCCACGTGACGAGTTTAAACTACGGATGTCCAACCTTGGGCGTCCGACTTGTCAGTTGTGGTTCGAGAAGAATGACCCTGAAGATAAGACACCATTTCCTCCACACTTCCTAGTTAATATGATGCTAGGCGATATTGTAGAGGCGATGTTCAAAGGGTTACTTCGTGCTGCTGATGTAGAGTTTACGGATAACGAGAAGGTTGTACTCACTCTGTCTGACGGTACAGAGATACAAGGTGAGTACGATATGGTTCTTGATGGTAAGGTGGATGATGTTAAGTCTGCATCACCTTGGTCATACAAGAATAAGTTCAAGGACTTTGAAACACTAGCACAAGGCGATAGCTTTGGTTATGTAAGTCAGCTTGTAGGGTACGCTACAGCAGCCGACAAAGAGGTTGGCGGTTGGTGGGTAGTCAATAAAGCTAATGGGGAGTTCAAGTATGTTGACGCTGGTAATGTTAACGTTGATGAGCAACTACAGAAGATTGAAAAGACGGTAGAGTACATACAGTCTGATCAACCATTCGAGCGTTGCTTTGATGCAGTACCTGAAACGTATCGTAAGAAAGCGTCAGGTAATCTTGTGCTCAACTCTGCGTGTAAGTTCTGTGCATACAAACATAAGTGTTGGCCTAACCTAACTACTGAGCCATCACGTGTATCACAGGCTGCAGAGAAACCTATGGTAGACTATGTGTTTATAGGAGATGAACTTGCCAGCGAAGAGACATAACCCTCGCAGGTATCGTAGTGGTCTGGAGAAAGTTGTAGCTAAGTTCCTGAAGGACAAACAAAAGAGGTTGAGATATGAAGACCTCAAGATTGACTGGAAGGACTTACGCTATAGAACTTACACTCCAGACTTCGTACTAGACAACGGTATCATAATCGAAACTAAGGGCATCTTCGATAGTGAAGATAGACGCAAGCACGTAGCAGTACGAGAGCAGCACCCTGAGTTAGACATCAGGTTTGTATTTAGTAACGCTAATGCTAAGCTGTACAAGGGAGCCAAGAGTACGTATGCAGTCTGGTGTAAGAAGCACGACTTCAAGTATGCACACAGGGTGATACCCGAAGAGTGGTTAGCAGAAGAAGGTGAGCCACTTAGAACTACACACATTAAACTAGAGGCAGAGAAAGATGAGTGAGATAGACAAGGATGAGTTTGCAGTAGTGTTGAAACCTACAGGCTTAGTAGACGGTGAATACACTACAGTGACACTGTATCTTATGCCGCACGACGATACGACACTAGATGATAAGACTTACGGTAGACTTTATGATGCAGCTAGCTTGATGGCTACGCTGTTTGATCTTATGGAGGACTACCCTCAGCTTGTCGATATGGCTGTGCAACGGCGTAACGAGATAGCACAAACTGATTTCTTAGAAACTAATCGACTGACACCTTTCAGTAAAACATATGGGAGCGCCTAATGAACAAACGTTTTAGTGTGACATTTGTTCTTGAAGTAGATGAGGATAACAACTTACTATCCTCTGTAGAAGAAGCACATATTGATGATGTGTATGATTTAATTAAAGACTTATTCTACGATGTAGATGATGTCGAAGCAGAAAACATAACAGTTAAGGAGAGACTATGAGTACGTTAAGTGATGGCGACTTAGAAGCGTGGGAATATTATAGTGACGTGTACAGTAAGAAAGAGATGGGATTAAATGCATACCAAAAGGCAGCAGCCAAGACAGCCATTTACAAAGCCGAGCATTCTATCCTGTATCCTGCGCTGGGCTTGGCAGGTGAAGCAGGGGAAGTAGCAAACAAAGTAAAGAAGATGCTGCGTGATGGTGACTTTGATCGTCAAGCTATCTCAGCAGAGATCGGTGATGTGCTGTGGTATATTGCTGCACTATCACGAGACTTAAACATTAATATGCACGACTTAGCTATGAAGAATTTAGAGAAGCTCTACGGACGTAAAGCACGTGGCACACTACAAGGATCAGGAGACAAAAGATAATGACATTACGTAACGACATTGGACCAACAATAGATATATCAGAAGAGATTCACGCAATGAAGTATCGCTCAAAGGGCGAGACATTCCGTGAAGCTATGACACGTGTAGCTGAAGCTTTGAAGGATAATGAGTCACACTTTAATAACTTCCGCACAATCCTCTATGAGCAACGCTTCCTACCTGCAGGACGTGTACAGTCAGCTATGGGTGCACCTCGTCGTGTGACACCTTACAACTGCTTTGTGTCTATGACTATTGAAGATAGTATGGATGGTATTATGGAAGCTGCTCGTCGTGCTGCAGAGACTATGCGTCTAGGTGGTGGCATTGGTTATGACTTCAGTACACTACGTCCACGTGGTACACTTATCAAATCACTAGAGTCTAAGTCATCTGGTCCTATCTCATTTATGGGTATCTTTGATGCAGTGTGTAGAACTATTGCATCAGCAGGTCACAGACGTGGAGCACAGATGGGCGTCCTACGTGTTGATCATCCTGACATTGAAGAGTTCATCACAGCAAAGAACAACAGTGACACACTGACACAGTTCAACATCTCTGTTGGTGTGACTGATGAGTTTATGACTGCAGTTAAGGATGACCTAGAGTTTGACTTAAAGTTTGATGGGCGTGTGCACAAGACAGTAAACGCTCGTGCATTGTGGGATCAGATACTACGTAGTACTTGGGACTGGGCTGAGCCAGGTATCCTATTCATTGATCGTATCAACAAGAAGAATAACTTGTGGTACGCTGAGAAGATTGCAGCTACTAACCCTTGTGGTGAACAGCCGCTACCACCTAACGGTGCGTGTCTACTTGGTTCATTCAACTTGACTAAGTATGTAGTAGAGCACGAAGGTAAGTACGTCTTCAATATGAACCAACTACGTAATGACATCCCTCACGTTGTACGTGCTATGGATAATGTAGTTGATCGTGCAACGTATCCACTAAAAGAACAGGAGTTAGAAGCCAAGAGTAAAAGACGTATGGGCCTTGGTGTTACTGGGGTAGCTAATGCTATCGAAGCACTAGGGTTTGAGTATGGCAGTGAACGATTCCTACAGACCCTTGAAGAAATTATGGGGGTGATTAGGGATGTTGCATATACTACATCTGTCGAGCTTGCTATTGAGAAAGGTCCGTTTCCTCTCTTTACTCAAGCTTATCTGGAGAGTGACTTTGCTAAGTCTTTACCTAGTGATATCCGCAATCTCATTAGCGATCACGGTATTCGTAACAGCCATCTGCTTTCTGTTGCTCCAACAGGAACTATCAGTCTGTCAGCCGACAACGTATCCTCTGGAATCGAGCCTGTCTTCTCACATTACTACGACAGAACTATCCAGACCTTCGATGGACCCAAGGTTGAGCGAGTAGAGGACTACGGCTATCGTGTGTTTGGTGTGAAGGGTAAGACTGCAGACGAACTGTCTGTGTTCGATCACGTCAAGGTACTGAATGTTGCCTCTCGTTTTGTTGACTCAGCCTGTTCTAAGACGTGTAACGTAGGTGAAGATGTAACGTGGGAAGAGTTCAAGCAGGTGTATATGGATGCCTATGATGGGGGTTCATCTGGTTGTACTACATTCCGTGCAGCAGGTAAGCGATACGGTATCCTCAATGCATCCACATCTGAGGACGTTGTAGAGGAGCCACAGGTAGAGGAAACAAAAGACTACGTAGATGAAGGTGGTGCTTGTTACTTCGATCCTGCTACTGGCTTACGTCAGTGTGAGTAGGAATAGGCCAAAGAAACTGGGTACTGTCCCATCACCCTGCGTGAAGGTCTGTCGTATAGACAATGATGGCTTTTGCGTGGGGTGTAAAAGAACTCTTGACGAGATACGAGAATGGTGTATAATGTCAGAGTACGAGCAACAGAAACTCTTGTTTGAGTTAAAGTGGAGACAAGATGCAACTTGATCTATTCAATGAAAAAGTAGAAAATAAACCTAACATAGATGAAGCACATAAGTGCTGCAGCATATGTAATGAGGTAAAACCTGAACATAAGTTTCGCACTATCTACTTTAAAAAAGGCGGTTATCGTGTGTATGGCAATCAGTGTAAAAGCTGTATGAGCGAAATGGGTAAGCTTGTAAATACATTAAAGAAGCTACACCCTAAACCTAAAGACGGTAAGTGTCAGGCTTGTGGAGATATACCAGAAGTTCTATGCTTAGACCACGATCACGCTACAGGGAAGTTTAGGGGTTATGTATGCGAGGGATGCAATCACAGTATGGGTAAGTCTAATGATGACCCTGATAAGTTAATCAAGCAAGCGGAGTATCTACGTGAACGATCCAGTAAATAGACCAGTGCACTACAACCAGAGTGGTATCGAATGCATTGACGCTATAGAAGCTATGACTGAGAATATGTCAGGCGCTATAGCACCACAGGCAGCTAACGTATTAAAGTATATGTGGCGATGCGAATACAAGAATGGCTTAGAGGACATCGACAAAGCTATCTGGTATCTCAATCGAATGCGAAAGCGCTGGGTAGAAACACACAAATAGGTGTTGACAGTGTGTTTTACTTATGGTAGAATACACGAACATCCCCCAGCACTGGAGTTAGTATGGGATTTAGTATAGAAGAAGAAGCTAAGCGTTTCATTGAACATAAGCGTGTGCAGTTCATCCAAGGGTTAGACGATGCAGCGTCTGACTTAATACATTACTTAGATGATAACCTACACAATGCTGATGAGAAGGATTACGCTATTAAGGCTCTAAAAGAAGCTGCGTTATGGGCACGAAGTTGTGCTACAAAACACGGCATTAAGTAGAACTAGAAAGGGGGGCAACTAAGCCCCCCTCTTTTTATTCATCCCTCTTTTCGTCCCTGAGTTCTTCCATCAACTCAACGTATCCTACAAAGAGTTGAAGCTGTGGTAGCTCTAGGTCTGTTAGTTCTTCCTCATCTAGACCAAACTCTTTCTGGTATTCCTGTATGCGCCTCTTGTTAGCGTACTCCCCAGCGCCCAGCTTATATAGTAACAGACTACGTGTATCCTCTGGGTCAAAGCTGTTAGCTAAAATCTCCTTAACAAACTTCTTACTTGTATTGATAGTGTCGTAGATGTACTGTTTACGTTCTTCTGGTGTGCCTGACTTCCACTTAGGCTTTTCTAGTAGTAGAGCAAACTCATACTCTAAGATAGGTGATATGATACGGTTCATATCGTTACGTGCTTCAGGGATAGATGTACGTATGTTAGTCTTCCAATCAGCAATACCAGCCTCGTTGAATGCACGTTCAGCTGATGATGTTGCAGGAGAGAAGCGTACACCAAACACTTTACCAATAGGAACCTGATCAGCCTCTGTAGTAATAGCTTGATACTTTTTCTCAGGCTTAACGTAAGCTCCGATAGACTCCAGTAGTTCATCTGAGTAGCGTACAGATTTGTTTACCCACTCAGAGCCTTGCTTACGATCAGGTGCTACGTAAGCTTCACCTTTCATCATACTTGCAGTGAGGTTTACTGGATCAAGGAAACGTGTATAGCCTGATGCATACATAGCTGTTGTGTTCTGTACAAGCTTGACTACGGCTTGACCATACTCAGGGTCTTCGGCGGTAACAGCATCAGAGATAATGTCATACATACCTTTCATATTGTCGTCTAGCTGACGAGTAAGGTTACCAGGTCCAAAGGTTACTACTACTTCATCAAACAATTCACGAGGTACTGTACCATCCTTCTCAATGTGAGCACCCATACGTCCAATAGCTTTGTAGAATATATAAGGGAAGTCATACAGACGGTTACGGATAGACCCATCTGATGCACGTTCTTCATACCAAGCTAAGCCTGCATCTAGGTTCTCTTTCTCAAACTGAGACAGTACACCGATAGAGCTAAGACCAATAGAGGTTTTAGTTAAAAGCTCCATAGGATCACGTGTTGTACCTGCCCAGTATTTGTGAGCTAAACTAATACCTGTATGATCCATCATATGAGCTAGAGTGTTGTTGAAGAACTGACCAAACGGAACCATAGCGCCAATGATAGGCTGACGACTTAAGCTCTCAATAAACCCAGCGATTGTACCTACTGGTGTTTTAGAATCAGCATAGCTCTTAGAGAACACGTTACGTAGTGCATCTTGAGAAGCTGTACTTACAATCTCTGCATAGTCGTCCCCCATCATACGCTTCCACATATTAGGGTCATTCAAGAAGTCTACATAAGTCATATCGTACTTCAAGCGCATCTGCTTATCTATAGCGTACATAAACTCCTGAGATTTAGTAGCCATATCCTGCAGCTTAACACCATAGACTAGCTGAATCTTATCCATTATTTTGTCTAGCTTACTACGGCTAATATCTTTAATGGCATCCTTACCCAGCGCATCCTTAGCTATCTCAGCGAACTCTTCTAGTTGTAGATCACGAGACATCTGCTCAATGTCTACACCGCCAGCCATATAACGTAGCATATCTTTCTGTGCTGCAGGGTTAAACGCTAGGAAATCCATAAACGCTTCATACGTCATATTAGGGTCTAGCAAGTTACGCATCTTGTCTTTCTGTAGGCTGAACATAAGCCCAGCTTTCTTAGCGAACTTAGCTGCACCTTCTTTGTTCAAGACAGCTGCGTTAATCACAGAGGCACCACCATACAAAGTACCACGTACAATGTCAGCCATACTTTGCATTGTGCTAGCTGTCTGCCAACCAATCAAGTTAAGTGCAGTAGTACCAGGGTGTGTAACAAGCATACGAATAAGGTTACGCTGCATATAGTCAGCACCCGACTTGATCTTGTTTACAGCTGCACGTGCTGGTGCTCCTGCTTCTACTTGGATAAACTCTTCGATAAGCTCGTCTGCATCAGCATCAGGTTTAAGTTCTTTTAGCTTAGTGAATACCTTAGATGCTTGGCTTGTAAAGTTCATAAGCTTAGCGCCATCACTTACTTCACTAGCTACCATATCAAGCGCAGACTTTCCGTCCTCATTACCAAACAGCTTCTTGCCTTTGTATATCTCAACGTTAGCACCTAGTGTATCATCATAGATGTCAGACAGCTGGTCCTTAACATTATCAGGCATAGCTTTCATAAGGTCAGACATCCAGTTAAGGAAGCCGTCTTGAGGACCACGCTTAGCCCAGTACTTAACACCGTTGTCAGCTAGTGCGTTAGACACCCCAGCAAAGAAAGCCTCTTGCCAAGCTAGCTCATCAGGTAGATAACCTTTGTCAGCTTCCATACGAAGAGGCTCACCACGTGCAGCTTTGTCCTTTAGTGTCTCTACCATATCACGGAAGCCTGGGAGACTAGCTTCAAAGCCATTAACATCTAAGTCTTTAATAGTCTGTGATGTATCCCCAGCAAGCTGACGCGCTCTAGCTAAGTGTTCCTGTGCTTGGAAGAACTTGATAGCACCAAGAGAGGACACATCAGCTTCATCCATCTGGAAGCCACGAGCAAAAGAATAACCTAAGCCCATACCCAGCGCACCACCTGCTAGGGCGATAGAGCCTTGCATCATATTGTAGCCATCTTGTAGATCAACATCATCCATAATGTTCTGGTACACAGCGTCCATACCTACACCAGCTACAGCATCAACTACACCTACGCCTAGTGCTTCTCTACGAGCAATCTGATTAGTGGTAATCTCTTTGCCTGCTGTCTTGAATGAACCTTCTTTGATGATCTTGTTAGCAGCTACACGTTCAAGCTGTTTAACTTGTGCACGAGCACCTTCAGTAATACCTTTACTCTTGATTACATTCTGTGCTTCTTTACGTACAGCATACTTAGCTGCCTGTGCTGCAGCTTTAGTTGCACCACCTGACACTAGCTTACCTACGCCTAGACCTACAAGGTTAACTGGGTCTACAATAAGTGCACGTCCGTAGTCACCTACTGCATCTAGTTTTTCCCAAGCAGTTGTACCGTCAGCAAAGGCACCCTTCATAGAGTCAAACGTATCGTAAGCAGCACGTGCCTCAGCTAGTTGCTTAGCTTTCAGACGTTCATCATCTAAGCCTTTAACCTTGTTGATGTACGCTAGTTCTTCTAGGGTAGTTACAGACTGACCAAAGTTAAACTTACGCATATGGTTAACATATGCATCAGCAATCTCTTGACGTGAGTAGTCGTCCTCATTCATACCAAAGTGAGAGTCCATATACCCAGCATAACGATTGAATACATCATCACGTGTAAGGTCACGCACACCTCTTGGAGTAAAGGCTCCTTCAGTCTGATCTTCTATGTTCGGACGGTCCGAAGATACAGGACTACCAAAGTAGCTGTCGTACTTGGACTCTGCCTGTACAGGTTGACCAAAGTAGCTATCATATTTAGACATAGTGCTTAGCCTTATCGTTTATTCAGTGCGTCACGTAAGTCGAATAGGGATTCTAGTAGTCTTCCTCTTGATGATGTTTTAGGTAGTTTACGTGTAGCTTTAATCAAGCGTGTTACATCAGCAGCTGTTACTTTACCTGACGACACTTTGTTGTTGAAAGCTTCAGCAGCTTTAGATGAGCCGTGTACACGATCAATCAAATCACCAAACTCAGCTTGTCCTAACTTAGGTGCAGCACCGCTACTTGGTGGTGACATTAATCCAGATGGTGTAGCTCTCTTGCCACGAGTAGTCATTTGTTCTACTACCATACTTGTAGGTAGAGTTGCATCAGGATCAGTACGAGTATCACCTAGTGGTGCTCTTGTTCTAGTCTGTGCATCAGGTTCATTCTCAGCAGCTAAGAACGATAGACTTGGAGAGTCCTCAACATTAACAGAGTCTCTCTCTAGTATACCACGTCCACGTCTTGCTTCTGCTTTTCTAAATGCCTCTGCGTTCTTACCTCTAACGAAGTCTATGGCTGGATTAACTAAATCGTCTAGTTTTTCAACAAGAGTTTTACCACTAATAGGACCACGATATAGTTCTTGTGTCTCAGTGTCTATTAGCTGCTCTAGCTCTAGTATAGTCTTTAAGTTTTCAATATCTTCTCGTGAAGGTGTAGCCCCCATCAAATCCATCTTTTGTACATAGCCAGCCATAGCATTATCAATTTCTAGCTCTTGTACTTGCTCAACTACTTTCTTAGCTTTTCTTTTAGGTACATTAGTACGATCTGAGATTATCTCTTGTAGTCTCTTATAAGCAGGTGTATCAGATGCACGAGTAAATACATTTGCATATTCTTCTACATCCTCTTCCGTTTCTGATACAACACCTAAGCTCTCAATAATTTTAAGCGTAGGATTGTCTTCATCAGCTGTAGTCAAAGACACATCAGATAAACTAAAGTCTTTTACTGCCGCTGTAAGTTTACGCCAAGCATCCGTAGCTTGAGAGCCTAGCTTCTCAATATGCTCTGGTGCTCTGTCAAGTGCAGCGTCTAAGTCAGAACCTTTAAAGGCTGCATCAACTTCTTTCTTCACACGATCAAGTTGCTCTTGAGTGTATCCATCATCTATGTAAGATGAATCTGGATAAGGCTCATTTTGCCTGTCATACACTAACGTATCAAATAAAATATCATCTGTTCTAAGCAGTCTACCATTTTCATCTGCAGGCTGAGAAGTAGGAGTCCAACTTGAACGTTTAGGTATTTCACTGTTTTGTGGGATAGCACTGAGTACAAACTCTACTGCTTTATCTAGTGCTACTTGAGGATCATCTGTCTCTGAATAGTCTGGTACACCAAACTCATCTAACAAGTTGTTGATTGCAGGTATTAGACCTTCAGTAGTTTCTGCTCCGTCTTCAGACTTAACTGCCTGAGTATAGAAGAAGTCAGCCAGATCATTAGCCCCTACTGTTTGAGCAACACCACCAAGTATAGTGTTACCGTATGCGTTTGTAGTCATTGCACCTGAAGCAAACCCTTGATCTAAGCGCTGGGTAAAGCTAGATACGTTACTATCAACAGCGTCAATCACACCTTGTGCTGCATCTCGCTTAGCTTGTACACGCTCTTCTACAGTAAGCTCTGGCTTAGGTTCAATTAATTCAGCTACACTTACACCAGAAGCATCAGCTACACCTTCAAGAGATGAGGTGTCTGTCATAGATGTATCTACTGGCTCGTAAGACGGAGGAGGAGTGAATGTAACGATAGGCCCATCACCGACCTTTACCCTAGCGTTAAGGGGAATAGTACCAGCTTCAACAGCTGCGTCACGATCCGCTACAGTTTCAAACTTTATTACGCCAGTGTCGGTAACAGTAGCATTTTTAGGAGGCTGTTTAACTTCAGTCGTTACAACAGGAGCCTGAGTTCCAGCTGTCTCAGTTGTACCTGCTGCTGCAGCTTCATCGTCTTTAATGTCACCTATTTGTGTAAGGTATGTAGTTTTAAATGAGTCAGTCAGTAGAGGGTTACGTGATACTGACCCAGCATAAAACTCATCAAACTGCTGTAGTGACGCTGCAAAAGACGATCTATATAGTAGGTTATCTGACTCTAAGTATGTTTGCATAGCCTCAGAGTACTTATTGTTTTTTATTAGCTCGTCAATAGCATCTAATTTAAGTTTCATAGCTCCAAGGGTTTTAGCTGTCTCTGAACTCTGATTGTTAGCTGATTCTTGAAGGATATATGCCCTTTCTTGAGCTATAGATGACTCCAAGCTAGGCACCATTTTCACGTTGATAAAGTCATTGTTCTGCTTGAAGGTAAAGGGTTTAGGTGGAAGCTTAACACCCATAGGCTTACCTGCCCCAGGTCCAGCACTACCCATAATACGATAGATGTCTGAGCCTGTATAGCCATCAATGTACATATCATTTAGTACATCATCTTCCATCATAGAAGCGTCTAGCCCTAGCATAGCACCAAAGATATTACGCTTACGTGCAACTGGGTCTTTCGTACTCTTGTATAGACCATAAGCACGTTTAACTACAGTTGATAGGTCTTCGTCTGGGTTATCATTTACAAAGTCTTTAGCTGAAGCTTCAATCTCTTTAATGTCTTTCTCTGTTAAGTCTGTACGCTTAGAGATTTGATCAGCAAACTCAACCATAGAACGCACACCGTTGTTGGCAGCGATGCTAGTTACATACTCTTTAGAGAAGCCTCGGTTCATAAGCGTATTAGCTACACCCAGCGCTGCATTAGCTTTATCTTCACGCTCCATTACAGCACGAGTACCGTATGTCTGAATGTAGTCACGGCGTTTAGCTGCAGCATCACGGTAATACTTACGATCTTCTTCGATTAGTTGGGCTAGCGTAGTGCCGAACCCTGACATAAAACCTGCCATACTCTTAACCTTTCGCCATCAAGCCACGTGGTTCTTGTGGCATAGTTTCTTCTTGTTCTTCTTGCATCATCATAGGCTCAGCTTCTGCTTCGATGTCTTCTTGCGGTTCTTCTTCTTGGTCAGCCATCATATCAGCAGTCTGCTGCATCATCTCAACACCAGCGTCCATCTCATCAGCTTCATCAATCTTCTTACGTAGTAGAGCTAAGACTTCTTGTTCTTCTTTTTCTTTAGTATCAATCTTAGAAGGTTCATCACCAGTAACGTAATCAATACCAGCCTCCTCAGCGATGCTAATAAGCTCTTCTTTGATGACATCACCAATGATAAGGCTTACATCTACAGAGTGAATACCTTCCATCTGTGCTGTAGTAAGTGCAGTCTTAGATAAAGCATTAACAGGTATGCCTAACTGAAGCATCTCAATAATGTTGTCGAGAGCTTCTGGTCTGTTAATACCATCAAGATGAAACTTGATAGCTTCACGAGGATCAGTAATCTCTGCTGGTCTTTCCCAAGGATAGTTCTTAGGTGTATCTGTGAGTGACTGCCCAGGAATAGGGGCGCTGAATACGTCTGCCATTATTGTGTCCTACTTTAGAATGCTTCTATGATAGCGTTATAATATTTGGTGCCCTTAGTACCGAAAGCATCTCTACCCTCTACGCCAGTGTTCAACCAGTCACGTGCACCTTTCCATCCTTGGTTGTGTGCGTATGCTAACACAGCTAGTTTTTCTTTTATTGGTAATGCTCTATACTTAGAAGAGTTCTGTGTTAGATAGCTATGGTTCTGCGCTGTGTAAGCTGCTACTGCTTCTTCTTGAAGCGCTGGGTCATTACGGAACTTTTGTCGTGATGCTTTATCGTGACCTAGATCATAACCAAGTATCTTGCTAGCGTCTGCCTTAGCCATTTGACCCATCTGGTAGTAGCCATCGTAGTGATCGCCTGAGCCACCTACTTTATTGTAAGTATTAGAAGACTCGATAAACCCAACCTTGTCTCTATAGATGTCCCACATCTCACCAGTGATGCCGATGTTTTCTTCTACTATACTTTTAGCTTTAGTTAAGGCATTTTTTAATTCAGGGGTTTTAGGTGTAGCTGGTCTTTCACCTGAGCTATAATCGTACTGTGTATCTGCAGAGTCTATCATACGTTGGGCCTGTTCGTCAACCCCATAATCGTAATCATCTAAGCGTGTTTCATCTACTGTAGATTTGAGGTAATCCATAGTAGCACGTTCATCACGCATAGTAGACAATAAGTCACCAATATAGGTAGGCAAATCATAGTCAGGGTCTTCGCCTACTCCTAGACCTGGCCTTTGTTGAGCCATAAGACCTCTAGTTTTTGTAACTGATTGCTCTGACGTAGGCACACTAGTTGCTGCACCTACAATAACGTCTGCTAAACCAGGTTCATTGTTTGCCATATTGTTTTACCTTATACTATCTTGCCGCCAGCCATATAGTTGAGTGCGCCCTTGAGTAGTGTAGCACCCAGTATACCTCTACCTTGTGCGTCAGCATATTTAGCTTTAGCTTCAGCGTTCATTTCTGCTAATAGTACCTCAGACATACGTGCTGCAGCATTCTCAGCTGATGTAAATGCAAAGCTCATAATGTCACGCTCACGCTGCCAGTACGCATCTAGGTTAGTAGATGTAAATGCATTCATAGTTTTAGCAAAGTTCATATTGCTTTCGTTCTGCGCTGCAGTGTTTAGTGTAGCAATGTTCTGTCTCCACTGTGCATTAGCTTGTGCAACTACAAGACCGTTCTGTGCGTTAAACATATCACGCTGGTTTTGCATTTCAGAGTTAAACTCACGTAAAGCATTAATACTATTTACATTAAACTGATCCATAGCATTTTGTTGTGCTGCGTTGAACTGAGATGTCTGTGCAGACAAGTTAGCAAAGAACTGGTTAGTCTGGTTTTCACTAGAAGCGTTGAACTGTGCAGCAGCATTCTCAGCAGCTTGATCAGTGAATAGAGCTTGAATGTTTTGCTGTGCCTTAAACATAGCTGTCTGTTGTTCAAACCCTAAGTTTGTCATATCCATCTGCAAGAAGTTCTGAGCATTTTGTACTGCAGCTTGCTGGCGGTTGCTTAGGTTAGCCATATCTAAGTTAGCTAGTGCAGCAGCCTCTGCCATTACCATAGCTTGAGAGTTAGATAGGTTCTGCAGGTTCATTGTGTTAGCTGCACGAGAGTTCTCTAACGCAATGTTTTGCTCTGCAGTAAAGTTCATATTGGCAATGTCACCAATACGTGCTGAGTTTTGTACACGAGCTTGGAATGCTTGATCAAACTCCATACCTAAGAACTGAGCACGTTGTTGAGCAGCTAGCATTGCACGTTGTTGACGGTTAGACAAGTTCTGAGCTTCAAATTGTGCAGTAGTCTGTGCGTCCATCTGAGCGATAGGTAGTGCAGCCTCCATAGCAGCTTGAATAACTGCTTGCCCTGCAAGAGATGAAGCACCTAGACCACGAGCAGATAGATTAGCCATAGCTGCTCTCATAGAACCAGCTGCCCAAGCAGGCGTATTACCGCCTTCAAACTGCTGCATAAGTCCTTCTAGCTGACCTTGAACGGTAGCCTTAGCAGATGGCTCTGCTGTAGCTGCTTCAATTTGTTCTGTAAACTCTGCAGCTTTTTGTGCATTAGCTGCACCAGAGATAAGCTCACCATCTTGGATTTCCCTTTGTACTGGGTTATCCATTATAATGGCTGTACCTTGCTGTGCTTTTAAGTCTGATACAGCAGAGGTTTCTTGTTGTGCAGCGGTAACTTGAGCTTGATCCGACACAGTACCTGTTACAGGCTGCATACCTGAAGTTACACCTTGTACGCCAGGAGTAACCATAGTAGGAGTCATTGTATTAGCACCTGTGACTGTAGGTATACCTGCTTGTTGTACTGTACCCACTGTTGCAGCTTCAGCATAAGGTGCTGTTTCCCCTACTTGACCTGCCCCCGTAGGTATAAAGTCTTCTGTAGTAGGCTGGATATAATTTACAGTAGACTGCTGAGGTGTCATAGTCTGACCGATAAGGTCTTTAGTTTGACCAGCTAGTTGTGTAGCAAAAGACGGATCGGTTGAAGTGCCTGGTTGTACATCTACACCTTCTTGTGCATAAAGTACAGCACCACCCTTATTCATCATAGCACCAATAGCACGAGCCTTAGCACGTAGACCTTCTGAGCTATTCATAAATAGTCTTGCTTGTTCTGGTGTTGAGCCTTGGAAGCCATTCATCTGAGCTATTTTAAGAATAGCTTTATCTACAGTGCCACCTTCAGCATAGCCATTACGCATCATACCGCCTTGTGCAGCAGCTGTTGTTTTTTTATAACCAGGGGGTACATAAGTAATAGGCTGTCCGTTGTTTTCAGTTACAGAAATAGTTTGACCAAATTCGTTTGTATATTGCACTGTCTGTACTCCTATGGACCCTCCACCCATACCAGGCATAGTTGAGGTAAGTTGCTGTGGAGTGAACCCTGCTTGTTGTTGTACAGGTTGATTATAATTAAATGTAGGTACAGCAGAAAGTCCTGCAGTTTGTAAAGTTGTACCTGTAGTACTTGTTGTTATAGGTTGTTGTCCGTAAGTTGTACCATAAGGAGTTGTTGGTTGTGTGACAGGCTCGTCTGGCTCACTAGGTGGAAACAATTCATCTGTTTGATCATCTATAGTAGTAGTATCCTGAGTCTGATCACCCATAATATTTTTAAAACTACCTTCTGGATCAGTGTAGCCATAGTCAGCAAAGTCCTCTACTGTAGGGTCACGTCCGTACTCTTCCCTGAATGCATCAGGATAGTTAGGTAAGTTTTCAAAATCTTTTATATCAAACTCGTCTATAGCACCAATACGCATTAGGTCTTTATACCTATCAAGACGTGTAGTGTTTGTTCTTTCAGAAGGTTTTTTAAGAACTTCCTCACGCATCTCGCCTGTGTTTACGTCCTTAAACCTAACGATATCCCCTCTTAATAGAAGTTCTTTTTGCTCTGGGGTAGCCGTGCTATAGTTACGAATAATCTCGTCCCAAGTTTGGGGTATCTGGTGGATGTATTGATCTGCACCAGTGTTTTCTGCTCTAGAGTCTTGTGGAGTATACCTGTAGTACAACTGTTTCTGAGCATCTATCGCAGCTTGGTACGGGTCTCCAGCTTGAAGGATTGCACCCCAGTTACGAATATCACCAGATGCAAAGTTTCCTCCAAGAGCTTTCAACGACTCATTAAGACTTCGACCAGTTATAGCCGCAAACTCAGACGCCTCTGGTTTACCTAGTCGGTTAGCACTTGCAATATCAGCTGAACTAGCAATCTTATTCTTAAAAACAGACGGGTCCATTCTGTCTGAATCCAAGAATACGTTACCACGAATAGTACCACCAAGATTGTCACGTATGGTTAGGTCATTCCACCCCATACCACTGCTCATAGTTTTTACAGACAAAAGCTCCTGTCCATTTGGACCTGTACCCTCTGAATTAATTCTAAGCTCAGAAAACTCTGGAAGTCCAGTTGGTCCCATACCACCAGACACAAGTTTATCTACACCCATACCTTTGAGTTGGCGAAGAAAATCTTGGTCTTTTAGAAGTTGAGGGTCTAGTGTAGCAGTGTTAGCACCTGTTCTAAGGATTGCCCTTTTCTTTATTAACTCAGGAGATAAGGGACCACCCTCATAATCACGAAGGTCTTGTAGTGCACGGAATGACTCTAGTGCAGCTTGTTTCTTAGCATTGTACTCATCGGTAGCTTCGGGTTGAGGGGTGCGTTTGAAGAAGCCGTCTGCTTTTTGCTGTTTAGCTATGTAAGCCTGAGCTGATCCTTCATTAACCAACTGGTTAAACCCACTAAGATAAGCTTGTGCAGCCTCACGTGTAGCAAAGGTAGGACGATTTCCAGGAAGGTTAAGTTGAAAGCCTCCACTTGGTGACTCAGTAATTTGACCGTAACCTTCACGATCCGCATAACGTTCTGCATTAGTTTGGACACCGTAAGTTTTTTCATACTTCTTGGCTTCTTCAGCCATACGCTTATTTATTGCGTTCTCTTGAAGCTTACCAAACATACGAGTAAAAATACTACGACTAACACCTGGATTTGTAGAGTTATAAAAAGCATCAACTACGTTTTGAGGAGGTGTAGCATTTGTTGCTAAGTAATCCTGAACTTTATTAAGAGACTCTTGCAAACGTTTAGTTTCATCTTGTATTACAGAAGGACTATGACCTGCACGATATGTACGTATAGTTTCTCCATTAAGAGTTATAGCAGACGTACCATCTTCATTCTGCTGCACAGTAAGTCCACCACCAGCGTAACCTCTACGCATAAGGCCACCTTGTGCAGCACCAGTAGTTTTAGTGTATCCTGGTGGCACATACGTGATAGGCTGACCATTAGACTCTGTGACAGGTATACTCTGTCCGTACTGATTTGTGTATTGTACTGTTTGGACTCCTGTAGGTGCACCCCCCATACCTGGCATAGTCGAGGTCAACTGCTGTTGGGTAAACCCTGCCTGTTGTTGTACAGGCTGATTATAGTTGAATGTAGGTACAGCAGATAGCCCTGAAGTTTGTAGAGGTGTACCGAAAGTACCTGTAATAGGTTGTTGACCATAAGTAGTACCACCACCTATAGTACCTGTGCCTGTTCCAGTGCCTGTTGGATCAGTAGCTACAGGTGTACCACCTTCATCAGTAGAGTCACCAACATAAGTAGTACCACCTCCAGTAGTTGTATCATAAGTAGTGCCAGTGCCTACACCAGTACCACCAAACTGCCCATCTTCTGTAGGTGTAGTAGCACCTGTTTGGATAGCACCCACAGTCAGACCTTCTTGCTCTAAACGTTGCCGTGTTCGGTTAATAACAGAAGCATTAGGGGCTTGGCTCCTTAACACAGAGTTAATCTCAGAGTATCGGTTTTTTGTTGCCTCTAGTTTAGCTGGGTCTGGTGTGGCATACTGTTTCTTTGTAGCACCTAATTGAGAGCTATATGTATCTTGATCTACTAACTGTCTACCGCTTACAGTATAACCAGGGTTACTAGGGTCTTCTGTTAAGTCACGTAGAGACTGCTCAAGAGCCTCTTTTTCTTTTTCAAGGGCATAACTTTGATTAGCATTAACTTCCTGTGTCTCTGTACCATAGTTAGTTTTTATGGTTACAGGTCTACCTTCTACAGAAGACTTATGTTTAGCTATCATTGTATTAATAGCATCTGTAGCCGCTTGCTTACTGCTAAATACACCAGACCGTTCCATAGCAGTACCGCCATCTGCATAGTCGATCATAAGCAAATACTCATACTGCTTATTTCCTGTCATAGGATGGGGTTTAGCATCAATAGCTTTAATTTTATACTGGAAGTCAGTTGCCATTATATTATACCTTGTTCGCTTATAAGCAAGCTTACTGTGTTACTTATTCATTGTCATCCATACCGCACCTGCAATAAACGTCAGGACTCCAACGGTAGCTAATTTTACTACTGTAGACCAGATAGACTTACGAGTGTCACGCCAAGCTTCCAACAAGCTACGCATCTCTGTAATATCTTTATGTGCGTCATCGTCTAGTAAGCCAATAGAACGCAGGGCTTCTTTAGCTCCACGTCTTGCTGCACGATCTAGCATATCTTCTATTTCTTCTGGAGAAAGTTTGATGTCACTCATAGTTTAACTCATAAAGGCTTAAATAACAAGAACTATTCAGGCTTAATAGGCCAAGTTATATTCTCTGGGAAGCCCTCTTGCGCTGGGACATCCCGTAGTGCTTGGCAGTAGTCAATCCATTCTTGTGAAACTGTTAAATCTGAACGGAAACGCCAGTCTGTTTCAGCTAAAAGGCTGTTTCGACGCTCACGAGCAAATTCAACGGCTGCTGCTGCTTGATCGTTAAGGAATTGCTCTAATTCAGCCCCTTCGATAGGAACCAACGTATCCCCTATTTGCTTTAATAATTTCGCCATTATAATCTCCTATGTGGTAGAACCATAAAGATATATTGTTCCACTTGACATTGTTGCAGCCTGATTTAGATTGAACGTGACAGAAGGAACGGCATCATCCGCATATGTACCATTACTACCTCCCGTAAACCTTTCTGTACCATAGTAATTGTTTGTAGTATCTACATTACCTCCAAAAGCATAAATCCCTGTTTTTCCAGTATTATATGCATTGTAAAGGAGTACCGTACCATTTGAAGTTTCACTACTTTGAGTTACAAATAAAAGACTAGCATTATTTAAAGTAGAGTTTGATCGTGATGCCCAAGTTTCAATAAAACGTGCGCCACGAAAGGTTACATTATTTGTACCATCGTTGGCTTTTACATTCAGATACAGACCAGAATTTGCAGAATGCTCTATCTCAACGTACTCAAAACGCAAAACTGGATAATCTGCTAAACTAATTGAAACGGAACTAGGGTTACCTGATATTGTTGTTGTCGATATTAATTCCCAGCCACCGCCGCCACCATCAGCCCACTCACCCGCAGTAGCACCTGAATTAACAGTCAAAACCTGACCCGCAGTGCCAAGCGTTGATGGAATGTTGGTTGCAATGTCACGCCCATCTACAGTACCAGACACAGTGATATTCCCAGTAATGTCTACGTCACCTGTATAAGTCGGTGTCATCTTAGCATCTAACTGAGTCTGAATATTAGATGTAACACCATCTGTGTAGTTCAATTCTGTAGCACTAGCAGTGACATCCGTAATGTCTGTCGTTTCAATAGTACCATCCGCAAGTGGCTGACCTGCTGCTACAATATCTGCTAAGTTTCTTGCTTTACTCATCTCAGTTTATCCTTACGGTTTTGTAGGCCAATCATCTGGCTCAAGGTTGGGCCAGTTTGCGTGTGTAGTAATATCACGAAGAGCTTGACGGTAAGTAGTCATCTCTGCAGACATTGTAACATCAGAAAGACCTGTCCAATCTGTCTCAGATAAAAGACTATTACGAAGATCACGGTTTTGTACTGCTACAGCAGTATCGTATTCTGTAATTTCTTCTGCAGTTTTATCTGTAATAGTCCAACCTACAGTCCACACACCATTAACAAGAGTGGGTGTGCTTTCTTGAGTAATGTTTTGAGTTCTTTGTGTGTAACTAGGTTGATCTGTTTTCGTTACAGAATAAACACCATACTGCTCAAGTAATGAGTCAGGTACTTGTTTTGGAAAAGATGTATTTGGATTTTCACGGCGTAGTAATCCTATTGAATAAGGATATGTCTCTACTGAACCATTTGTAATTTTAACGTACATTTAAGTTTTCCTTGTCAGCTATGTCTCTTGCTTTATTCATTGTTGTTTTCTTTGTTTAAATAACTGTCTGTAACCGTTTAATACCAGTATCTGTAGAGGGAAACTCTAAATTAGTTTCTAACCCTGTTACACGATAGATAAGTCTAACTACACCATCACCACCATTACCACCATAACCCCAGTAAACACTTGCAGAACCACCGCCTCCACCGCCGTAGTCACCACCTTTTGTATATGCCCCTGTACTGTCACTGTTTGTACCGCTGTCTGGAGCATCACCATTGCCACCACCAGAGCCTCCGATACCATTTCCATAAGTAGTAGCAGTACCATTAGCCCCTTCGCCATAAACTCCAGTGCCACCACCGCCACCAGATACGTGGTCTACTGTACTGTAAGTGTATCGTGCAGCACCTCCGCCGCCGCCTCCACCGCCAGAACCATAGTCACCCCTAGTGTAGTAATCATCCCTACCGTGACCGCCATTGCCTGAGTAACCACCTGCGCCACCGCCACCTGCAGGGCCATAGCCAGATGATGCTTGACTATAGGAAGTACCTCCTACACCACCGCCACGGGCAGTTCCGTAACCACCATTTAAATAGTATGAACCGCCTGGTGTATCAGTGTTGTATGTACCTGCAGAACCACCAAATGCTTTTATCCTAAGAAAAGACCAAAACAGGGAATCTTCACCTGCTGTCGAACCTGATGGATAGGCTCCATTAGAACCTCCTGCCCCAACAACTACACTATAATTATTTCCAGGGGTTACAGATATATTGTTCATCCAAGCTAGGCCACCACCACCACCGCCTCCCATAGCATATGTATGACTGCTACTACTATTATTGTAGTACATACCACCACCACCACCGCCTATACAAACAACGGAAACGTAGTTTACTCCTGCAGGACAAGTCCAAGTGTATGTTCCTGGAGTAGTGTAAAGTATCTCACGTTCTAAAACGTGGCTACGTCCTACTGCTACTACACTAGCTGCACCAATCATTATTGATCCCCTGCATAAGAAATGTAAGCACTAGCACCAATTTTCCAAATACTAAATACGTTAAAACCAGTGGTTACTAATGTAGGAGCTACACCATCATTGTTAGACCAAGTAAACCCTGACCAAGTAACAGCATAAGCTGAACCATCATCAACCATAAGGATTAAAGAATCTCCATCGTTTAAACTAGAACTACTAACAGTAATGCTTGCACCCAGTGTTATTTTTTGTATTTGTCCATCACTTGCAGATACGTTAAATGTAGAAGATACTGTACTGTGATCTGTAGTTCCTGTAACTACGTTATTAAATGTTACACTGTCATCTGTGGCTAAGTCTTGGTTTATAGATGCCAGATTAGAACTATAAGCTTGTACGTCTGAACCAATAGCTACACCAAGGTTTGTTCTAGCTGTAGATGCACTTGCAAGATCAGATAAGTTATTTGCTACTTGAGCAAACTTTGCATCAGCTTGTGTTTGTGTATACGTATCTGCAATAGTAAAGATGTTGTAAGCTACAATGTCAACAATATCACCTGCAGTAGCACCTGTAGTTAATACGACAGTAGTACCATTTGTAGCTGTAAAGTCTGTGCCCAGTAAAAGCTTTACACCATTTAGATATACATTTACATAACCTACTTCATAGCTTACTGCAAAAGATGTTTGACCACCTGTAGCTGTGTAATTAGTAAATGCTACACCGTAGTTAGTATTACTTACCCAAGCTGTACCTGTATATACATACAATCCATTATCTGTAGAGTTAAAGTACAAAGCACCAGTAATAAGTGCATCACCATCGTTATCTACTGTAGGTGCAGAGGCTTTAGCACCAAGGTATCTGTCATCAAACGAATCATAAGAAGCTGCAGCATTTGTTGCTGAAGTTGCAGCATCAGTAGCACTTGTGGCTGCATTGGTAGCTGATGTAGCAGCCGCAGCAGCACTTGTAGCCGCAGCAGTAGCTGATCCTAAGATACCGTCAACGTATGTTTTTGTAGTCAAATCGGCATTGTCTGTAGGTGTATAGGTAGTTGTAATCTTAGAGCTACCCATATCAATAGCACCTGTCATAGTGCCACCAGACAATGCTAGACGTGTATCACGTTGTGTGTCTGTATATGCCTTTGTACTTGCATCTTGAGCAGCAGTAGGATCACCCATACCAGTGATCTTATTAGTGCTCATAGCAATAGCACCAGTCATCGTACCACCTGCTAGTGGTAGCTTGGTTGCTATGCTGTTTGTAATAGTTGTAGAGAAGTTAGGGTCATCATCTAAAGCAGCAGCTAGTTCGTTTAGTGTGTCTAGTGTTCCTGGTGCTGAGTCTACAAGACTTGCTATTTCTGTATCTACATAATTTTTTGTGGCGGCTTGTTGTGCCGAAACTGGATCACTAACGTTGTTAATTACGGTAGATGTAACATCTAGTGTTCCATTAATTGTCATATTGTTAAATGTAGAGGAGCCACTAGCAGCCGTAACATTACCAGTTACATCACCTGTAATATCACCAGTTACGTTACCAGTAACATTGCCTGTAACGTTACCTGTTACATCACCAGTAAGATTACCTGTAAAGCCTGTGTTAGCAGTAATAGTAGTACCTGTAATAGCTGCAGCAGTAGTACCACCAATGACTACGTTATCTGCTGTACCACCGTTAATATCAGCAGTAGCTAGTGTTGCTTGACCAGATGTGGTTACAGTTGTAAAGCTACCTGCAGCAGCACTAGAAGCACCAATTACAGTACCGTCAATAGCACCACCATTAATGTCTACAGTGGCGTGAGTAGACGTACCAGTAGATGTAATATTTGCTACAGTAGTATCACCAGTTACACCTAGAGTACCTGTAATAGTAGCATTCTCGTGTACATTAACTGTATCAATATATCCAGTACCATCAATGTATAAGTCTTTAAACTCTAAGCCAGATGCACCAAGATCAATATCATTATCAGTTACAGGTTTTAATACACCGTCTTCTAGTCTAATTTGTTCTACAGCAGTAGTAGATACCTCATTATAAAAACTAATTCTGTTGTTTGTAGCATCTATTACAATTTTGTTGTATGCATCTGGGTCAGAGATCATAGGTACATAGGCACCCTCTGCAGTTGTGCCATCGTGTTTGTGACCTGTAGCTTGAGCAAATGCACTCTGAATTGCATTATACTCTGCATTAACTGGTGCAGCTTTAATAACTGCATTAGCAATAATGTCAGCTACGGATTGTCTTGTATAACCTGCCATTTTATAACCTGTCTCCTACTCCGAATGTAATCACTAGACCCTGAATACTGTGTGATGCATTGGAATCATTAGTTACGAATTTAAATGATGCTGACTTGCCTGAACCTGAAATGTTTGTTCTTTTAACAGGAGCAGGGTTACCATCAAAGATTGCTGTACTATTATATAAAGCTTCGTTATAGTATGCTGCAGCACCTGTAGTTGTTAATGTAAAGTTTGTAGGACTTAGTGTGTCAACATCTTCATAGTCATACAAAGCAGACATAACAATCTCATTGTCACCTTCAGAACGTAGATATGTAGCTACTGTGTAGAATACCTTACGTTGCTCTGGGTCTTGCATATGGAAGAACGGTGTCTGGAATAAACTAAAGATGTCTGTGCCATCAAAGTCATTACCTTGTTCTTGACGATGCACTTTACCGTTACTGTCACCGTGTATTACAAACTCATTCTGCCCAATGTAGCCACTGGCAGCACAAGTAGCTGTGATACCTAGCATCTGGCTATATTCAAACTGCAAACCATTAGGTGTTTGTCTGAAGCCCCCAATAATACCTTGAGAGTCTGCTGCACCAAAGAAGTAACGGAATTGTGTCTTTTGTCGTATTACTACAGCATTAAGACTTTCTAGGTCAATATCAAACACAATGTCAGTAAAAATAGACTGAATATCTTTTGATACTGTCTCTAGATTAACGTCACCAATCTTGTCTGTACCACTAACAGGACGTAAGCCATCTTGTGATAAGAATAGTAGGTCACCACCGATCTCAATAACACTATCTGTAGCTAGGCATCCAAGGTCATCTGTAACTTCTTGTAGTACAAAGTTAGAGATGTTGTCACCTGCTAACTTACGAATGTTATTACTACCAAAGATATATAACACATCACGG